GAAGTCCGGGCATATCGGAATCTTTGAGCGGACCGGCGGAAGCACCAGCGAGGGCAGCGACGCTATCCGGGAAATTATGGGGTCCTCTGTGGCGCAGATGGTAGGCAACCAGCAAGTAGCGCAGCGATTGACCGAAAGTGCCTATAGGACGTTTGAAACGGAGCTGGACAAAGCGGTGTACCGAATCCTGACGGGCTGGAGGTAACACGAGGGGTCCCCGGCGAAACCCAGCGAAGCGGGTTGCGTGGGGAGAGGCGGAGCGCCGGAATGAGTGAGCTTTGGCCGCAGGCCGAAGCGAAGGATATGGAGGCTGCGACGACGATATGCAGAAAGTGACATTAGAGAATGAAACCAAAGTGGGCCTGCTGTACGCGCTGAAAGACTTTACCACAGAGACGGTGAAGGGACTGCTTTTTCCGGTCAAGCGGCAAAAACAGGACGAGCGGGAGCCGCCCCGCAGGGCGGCGGTGGTACATCTGGCGCGCTTGCCGGATATGACATCGTTCGAGAAAAAGGCCCCCTTCATTCTCCACCAGGCGGTGACGAGTGAGGACGGGCTAAAGAACGCCAACAAGGGAACGGGCCGGGAATCCAGGTTAGAGCTGCAAAGCTCCGCCATTATCCGGTCTGTGTTCTGTGTGTATCACCCGGACGAGGAAGAGGGCGGGCTTGCGCTGCTGAATATCATGGAGGAAATGCGTATTGCGCTCCTGATGTACCCGACGCTGAACAAGGTGTTTGAGCTGGACCTAAAGGAAGGTATCAGCCAAATGGTCTACCCGGAGACAGGAGAGCGGGGCACCGCGCCGTTCTACCTGGGGGAAATGGTGACGGCCTGGAAGCTGCCGCCGGTAACAAGAATCGAGGCGGCGCGGGTGGCGCACGGCTGGCTGCCGGACGACAAAGCCGTAAGGCACCTGCAAGACAGCTACCCAAAGACGGACCCAAGAATCTGAAAGGAAAGGATTTGAGCGCACATGGCGAAGAAAGAAACCAACGCGCCCGTGACAGGGCCGGACAACACGGGGAACGAGAAGAAGAGCCGGGCGGGGACGTGTCCCTCCGGCTTTTACATTTACATCGGCCCCAACATCAAGAAGCACATCCAGACCGGGACCATCTACCGGGGGACGCGGGCGAACGCGCTGAAACAGGCGGCGGAGGCTATCAAGGCGTACCCGCTGGTCAAGACCCTTATCGTTTCCGGCGACGCGCTGCCGGAGGCCCGTTTGAAGGTCAAGGCCCCCGGCAACGCACTGTACGCCAACTACATGAAGCTGAAGCTGGCGGGAAAGGAAGGTAAGTAACAATGGCGAAACTCGGCGTACACGTTTTTGAAAAGGCTACGTCCGTCCAGACGCCGAAGGTGGCAACGGTGGGCATCCCCTTTGTGGTGGGGACCGCGCCGGTGCAGTCTGCGGCGAAGCCTGCCAAGTCCAACGTCCCCGTGCTGGTGACGAGCTGGGACGAGGCGGTGGAGAAGCTGGGCTTTTCCTATGACTGGGAGAGCTATACGCTGTGCGAGTTCATGTACTCCCACCTCCAGCTTTTCGGGGCGCAGCCGGTCATTTTCTGCAACATCAACGACCCGGCCAGCATGAAGCGGGAAGAGGCGGCGGCGGACTATACCGTGGCCGACCACAGGGTTGCCGTCTCCGTGGACGCGATTGCGGACACCATCAAGGTCAGCGTGGCAGAGGGCGCAGGCGAGACGGCTGCAACGCGGGCGCTGGAGCGGGACACGGACTACAGCATCCTCTACGACCGGGACGACACGGATACCTATGTGTGCATCGTGGAGCTGCTGGAGGACGGCAGCGCCTATGACGCGGAGACGGTGAGCGTTGCCTACAGCGCGGCGGACCCCAAGACCGCAACGGTGGCCGACGTGGTGGACGGCGTGGCCCAGGTGGACGCCTGCCTGACGGCGGTGGGCCTGGTCCCGGACCTTATCGCCGCCCCCGGCTGGTCCCACAATACCGTCGTGGCTGCTGTGATGGCGACCAAGGCGGCGGCTATCAATGGGCTGTTCAAGGGCAAGGCCGTTATCGACGCGGACAGCGGCGAGGACGGCGTGACCGAATACTCCCAGCTCTCCGGCTATAAGAACAAAAACAACTTTGTGGACGTGGACCAGATTATTTGCTGGCCTATGGTGCAGCTCGGAGACTACCGCTTCCACCTGTCTACCCAGCTCTGCGGCCTGATGGCGACGGTGGACGCCGGGAACCGGGGCATCCCCTACGAATCCCCGTCCAACAAAAACCTGAAAATGGACGCCTGCGTGCTGGCGGACGGTACGCCGGTCAACCTGACGTGGAACCAGGTGGACCTTATCGCGGGGAGCTGGGGCGTCGTTACGGCGGTCAACTTCCTGGATTCCGGGTGGGTCGCCAAGGGCAACTACACCGCCTGCTATCCGGGCAATACGGACGTGAAGGACCAGTTCATCCCCGTGTCCCGTATGTTTGACTTCATCGGGAACACCCTTATTCGCACGTTCTGGTCCAAGCTGGACAAGCCCATGACCCCGGCGCTGCGGGACAGCATCTTGCAGACCTGCAATATCTGGCTGGGCGGGCTGACCGGCGGCGGCTACCTCTACGGTGCGCGGGCGGAAATGCTGGCGGAGGAAAACCCGCTGACAAGCCTGCTGGACGGCATTATCACGCTGCACGTCTACAATGCGCCGCCCGTTCCTTTGCAGGAGCTGGATTTTGTGCTCGAATATGATATCAGCTATATGGAAAGCGCATTGGCCTCCTGAAAAGCCCCGGAAAAATTTTCTTCAAAAACCTCTTGACTTTCAATCACACCTTTAGTATACTTTAGGTGTGATTGAAAGTGAGGTGATATAGTGAGCCCACGAACAGGACGGCCAAAAGTAGAAAACCCCATAAATAAGCGATTTAGTGTTTGCCTCGATGAACAGACACTAAAACAGTTGGAAAGCTATTGCAAAGAAAAGGGGATCACAAAAGGCGAAGCTGTACGCAAAGGGGTTCATCTGCTGTTGGCTAAAAAATAAAGAGAGCGTCCCGTCTGCCCTCGAAAAGCTACGGAACGCTCAAACACCAACCCCGGAGGATTGATAAATTGAGTATATCAAACCTCCTGGGAAAAATCAAGGAGGTTTTGAAAAATGGCAAGAGCAAAGGGAACAATCATCAACTTTCCAACGAGAGCCGCCGCTATTGGCGAGGACGATGCGTTTTGGGCTGTTGTGGTTTCAAGGGGAACAAAGGACGAATATTCCTTAGACTATGATACCAAGGGTGATTTCTGGAAAGTGGTAGTACGCTCCAGCACATTTCAGGGGGCCGAAGTGATGATTGAGAAGTGCCGCCATATTCTGGGCTGGGACAAGACGGAGATTGAAGATGCCGCCGCTAATTGACCTGACCGGCCAGCGGTTCGGGCGGCTGGTGGTGGTAAAGTTTGCGGGGCATAATAAAAATCGGCACAGGATGTGGGAATGCCGATGTGACTGCGGGAAGATGGTCGAGGTTGACACCAGCCGTCTTAGAAGCGGGAACACTAAAAGCTGCGGGTGTTTAATGACTGATACGCCAATTACGAGATATCCGCGTATTTATAATTCTTGGAAATCCATGTTCAACAGGTGCAATTATCAATCGCACATCGCTTATGAGAGATATGGAGGACGTGGAATTTCTATCTGCAAAGAGTGGATGAAATTTGAAACATTTCTGGATTGGGCGTTGAGAAACGGGTATAAAGATGGGCTTACAATTGACCGAATTGACAATGACAAGGGCTATTCCCCTGATAATTGCCGCTGGATTACCAAAAAAGCTCAATGCAATAACAGGCGAAATAACCATCTTCTGGAGTACAAAGGACAGTCCAAGACGATTGCAGAATGGGCTACTTTGTTAGGCATTAGACCGGGAACGCTTTACCGCCGTTTGATGATGGGTTGGAGCGTTGAAAAGGTGTTAGAAACACCAGTTAAAAAACAAATAAGACACAAGTAAGACGAAATAAGAACAGCAACCGCTTTCGGGCAGTTGCTGTTCTTATTTACAAAAATGATTGGAGGAATAAACAGATGCTGTACCCGAACGGCCATATCGACTACCTCATGTACGAGAACGGCGGCGCGCTGATCGGCGTCGCCAAGGTGACGATGCCCCCCATCAAGTACAAGACCGTCACCGCCACGGGCGCGGCGCTCATGGGCGACGTGACTATCCCCCTGGCAAGCATGATTGAGGCCATGACCATCAACATTGAGTTCTCCAGCGTGGCGGACGCCATTGTGCAGCTCGGCACCAACGAGTGGCACGACGTGGCCCTGTACCTGGCGGACCAGTATTTTGACGGCGTGACCCGGAAGGAAGAGCTGGAGCCGATTCGCTTTGAGCTGTCCATCCGGCCCACGGAAATCAACCAGGGGACCATCCAGACGGCCAGCGCCGCCGACGCCTCCGGCACCTACAGCGTGTGCAAGTACACGGTGTATAAGAACGGGGCAAAGGTCATTGACATTGACCAGTTCAACCAGGTCCACGAAATCAACGGCGTGGACAACGCCGCCCTGGTGAGAAAGGCCATGGGCATGATGTAGTCGAAAGAAGCCTGCTGCATTACGCTTCCGGCTAACGCCGAAAGCTACATATCCGCAGGCTCCTTTCTCCTATCAAAACCGCACCCGCTACGCTGGGCTGCGGTTTTGTTTTAGGACGGGGGAAACGAAAATCAAGCCGCCCATTCACGCGATGGAGGGGCGGCTTATCCAATACAGGAAGGAGCGATTATTCATGGCAGAGGAAAAGACCCTGGACATGGCGGGCGTGGCCGAGGACGCGGCGGAGGCCGAGCGGGTGGCGGAGGAAGCCAAACAGGAGCCGGAAACCGGGAGCTATACCCACACGTTCAAGAAGCCGTTTCCGTGGAATGGCAAGACCTATGAAACGCTGACGTTCGACTGGACCGCGCTGGACGGCGGGGACCATCTGGAAATTGAGAGCGAAATCGTGATGAAGGGCCGCACGCTGGTATCTCCGGCCTTTACCGGGGACTTCCTGGCGGGCATGGCGGCGCGGGCCTGCACCGAGCGGGACGAAAAGGGCAAGCCGGTCATTGACGGGCAGGCGCTCAAAAAAATGCCCATGACCGATTTTCAGGCCATTACGAGGAAAGCGCGGGGTTTTTTGCTGCGTGCGGAGTGAAAGTCGAAAGGCTTTGGCTCCAAAAGCAATGCGTCCTCCTGGCGAGACACAACAACGGTTCACCGCTGGACTGGCTCAATGTTCCCTTGTGGCAGCTTGGCGGCTGGATAGAGGTGACAAACGAGCTGAACGAAAAGCGGGGGGAGGGATGAAACCGTGGCGCAA